GCCTGAGATTGGTTGCTCACGCACCGATCACTTCCAACAGGTGCTTGTGTCGATGCTGTTGAACGGTAACTCGTTCACACGAGTCATCCGTGACAACCAAGGCATTGCAGGGTTGACGGTGTTGAATCCTTTGAAAGTTGAAGTGAAGCGCGACGAGTCACGCCGAATCATCTATGTGTTTGACAACCGTGACGTGATCGAGCATGAAGACATGATTCATCTATCCGAGTTGCGTTTGCCTGGCGACTTGCGTGGCCGTTCACGAATAGAACTTGTCAAAGAAAACCTCGGACTATCGAAGGCACTTGAGGAGTTCGCTGCAAGATTCTTTGGTCAAGGTTCGCACACATCTGGCATCATCGAGTTCCCAGGCAACTTGACACGCGAACAAGCGAAGTCGCTTGTTGACGGATTCGAAGAAGGTCACAAAGGTTTGCGTCGCGCACATCGTCCAGGCATTCTGTTTGGTGGTGCGAAGTACACGACAACTTCGGTCGCACCAGACGATTCACAATTCTTGCAATCACGACAATTCGCTGTTGAAGAAATCTTGCGTGCGTTCCGTGTACCACCATCAATGGCAGGAGTGTTGCAACCAGGTGCGCAAGCGTACTCATCGGTAGAAATGAACGGCATCCACTTCGTGATGCACACACTGCGACCATACGTCGCAAAGATTGAAGATGGTTACTCACGAATCTTGACAGGTAACTCGTTCCTACGATTCAACCTTGATGGTCTGATGCGCGGCGACTTCGGTTCGCGTGTCGCAGGATATTCGTCCGCGTTGCAAGCAGGCTGGTTGTCGATCAATGATGTTCGCCGATTCGAAGACTTGCGACCGGCAGAAGGTGGCGACACTTACCGTGTGCCACTAGCGAACGTGGACCTTGGTGCGGCTGGACTCACAGAACTTGACCGCAAAACTTTGATGGCTCAACGTCTGATCTTGTCAGGCTTTGAACCTGCTTCGGTGTTGAAGGCTCTTGAGGTGGATCCGATTAAGCACACAGGTGTCGCACCTGCTGGATTGCAACCAGTTGTCGAACCTGCCGCATCTTACGATGTGAATCAGCGTGATGTGAATGTGACGATGCCTGAAGTTGTTGTCAACGTCCCACCAGCACAGGTGAGTGTTGCCGCTCCGATCATCAACGTGCCTGAAACTGTTGTGCGTGTGAACGTGCCGGAGAACCGTCCGACTGTTCGCACGGTTGAACGTGATGCTGATGGCCGTATCTTGACGATCACTGAAAGAACGGAAGACTGATGGCAACAGGATTATCCGCATATCTTTGCAACTCATTCCTCAACGCGCTAGGCAACAACACTTCCTACGCTGTCACGACCGTGTTTATCAAACTTCATGTTGGTGATCCTGGTGCGAATGGAACGGCGAACCCTGCAACAGAAACAACACGCAAGTCGGTGTCGTTCGGTGCAGCATCAGCCGGTGCGATTGCATCGGATGCCGATATCAGTTACACGAACATCTCAGGTTCGCAAGATGCAACACACTTCACCGCGCATGACAATGTCAGTGCCGGCAACTTCTTGTTCTCAGGCACGATCACAGGCAACGCCTACACAGCAGGTGACACCTACACAATCACATCTGGGAATCTCAGTGCGTCCTTAACCGTCGCAAGTTAGTTCCGCCATGGCGGTGCAAAGATTCCTGCTCGACACGAGCCAACTCAACGACGCTGCATTCGGACTTGCTGGTGGTTCTGCGTTCATACTTGATACCAGTCAACTTGACGGAGCGAGTTCTTGATGGTGGACAGTTCATAACAGTCGCCACAGGCACAGCATCGCTTGGCGCAATGTCTGCGACCGCGACAGCAACCGTCACACACTTCGTTACCGCATCGGCATCGCTCGGCGAACTGATCGCCGAAGTCAGTCAAGTAACCGTCACCACGGAAGCAGAGATGTTCGCCGATCTTGGTGGGCTGGTCGGATCTGCTTCGGCGACCGTCATCCATTCGGCGACATTGTCGGCCACACTCGGCGAACTGGTCGCATCAGCACTCACCGCAGTCGCACAAGACGCAGTCTTGTCGGCAGATCTTGGCGGACTTGTCGCAACCGCAAACTCGATACCAACACCACCAGAACCCGAACCAGAACCGACACCGACTGGCGGTCGACAATACGCTGCACCACGACGCAAGAAGATTGAACCGATTCTTGAACCTGTTGTCGAGATACCAGTCATCCAACCGAAACGAAGATACGCGGTCTGCTCAACTTCGTTGAACGGAATGAAATCACAAGCAGTCGGGACAATAACTTTCAGCATCTTAGAAGATGATGCTGAGGTATTATTGTTGGTCTGATGCCTTACTTCATTAGCGACAAGTCACCAGACTGCAAGGTTCGCAACCGTCAAAGAAGATGGCGAAGTGATCGGCTGTCACACAACTAAACAGGATGCGATTGACCAGATGATTGCAGTCTCTATCGCCGAAGATATCGAACCAGGTGGCGAACGTGTGTTGCCAGACAACTATCGTCCAGCATTAGCACCAGATGTTCCCGAAGGTCGTGCGTGTGGGAACTGTTATCACTACGACGAAACAGATGTGCAAGGCGAAGGTGAAGACTTGAAAGCGTATTGTCACAAATGGGATGCTTATGTTGATGGCGGATTCTATTGCAACGCTTGGCAACCTGATGAAGAAGATGACCATGAGGATATGCGTGCAGCGTTGCCATCGGTACCTGTGTACATTCGTAGTGCAGCGCGTAAAGGTTTAGATTATTACGGGCAAGGTTTGGCTGGTGATGGTTTGACTGACAAGACTGTTCGTGAAGGACGAGACCTGGCACGAGGCGAAATTACGGAAGACAAAATTGTGCGATCGAATGCGTGGGCGCAAAGACATGCGGTAGATCTACAAGCACCGAAAAACTCTGATGCAGACAACGACGAGTTCCCTGGTGCTGGTGCGGTTGCACATTATCTGTGGGGAATCAATCCGTTGAATCCGCAGCCGGCAAGGGACTTCTACGAACGGAATGCCGAACACATCAAAACTAAACACATGGGAGCGGAACGCGCACCAGCTCCGCCGAAAGATCAGATCACAGGTTCGGATAAGAATCCGAAAGGTTCCGCAAAGGCTCCTGCTGGTTCTGCCACGATCGAATTGACACAAGCAATCGAAGATGGTTTGAAAAATAAAGTTGTTGAACACAACGACAAACTTGATGGTGCGGATCCGTCTTGGAAGCGGGCAACTGTCGGCATGTTGCGCACAGTGTTTCGTCGCGGTGCCGGTGCGTACTCGACTTCGCATCGTCCAGGTGTTAGTCGTAACCAGTGGGCGTATGCGCGGGTGAACGCATACTTGTATCTTCTTCGTAACGGCCGTCCAGAGAATCCTGCCTACATCACCGACAACGATCTGCTTCCAAAAGATCATCCGCGATCTTCTAGAACTGCACCTGTGGATGTTGTTATGATTGACGGCATGAGCGAATCATTAGAGACACGCCGCATTCAGATCAACGACTTTGAACTACGTCAAGGACCAACAGGTGACGGAATGTCATTCACAGGTTATGCAGCAGTCTTTGATTCTGATTCCGAACCTTTGCCATTCATCGAGCGAATCGCAAAAGGTGCGTTCAAGAAATCTTTGAAGAGTCGAATGCCAATCAAGATGTACATGAATCATGATTCATCAATGTTGCTTGCTTCAACTAGGTCACGAACTTTGCGATTGCAAGAAGATTCAAAAGGTTTGCTCGTTGAAGCCGATCTTCCTGACACAACTGTTGGCCGTGACCTGAGTGTGTTGATGAAGCGCGGCGATGTTGACTCGATGTCGTTCGGCTTCTCGGTTCCGTCTGGTGGAGACAAATGGTCGGATGATGGGATGAGTCGTGAACTGCGTCAAGTCCGTTTGCATGAAGTGTCGGTTGTGACAGGCTTCCCTGCATACACGGCTACTTCGGCCACTGTCCGTTCATTGGATGTTCTTGCCGAACGCACAGGTGTTGATGCCGACAAACTTGCCGAAGCGATCACAATGCTTGAAGCTGGTGGCACTTTGTCTGATGAGTCGGCTGATCTGTTGTCTAATGCTGTCGGCAAACTACGAGCAGAACCAGCCAAAGTTCCTTCGTCAATAAACTTGATGAACAAACATCTTGAACTGTTGAAAAACTTCTAACCATCGCGTATAGTGAGTTCTGCCGGTAAGCGTTCCGCTACGGCTAGAGATTGGTAAGCGTCCCGCTACGATCGGAAGACAACTTCCTGCGCACCACCAACTCAACCAATCATGGAGAAATCATGAAACAATTTATTGAACAACAAATGGCACAACGCGCAACAGCGTGGGAAGCCGCAAAGAAGATTCTTGATGTTGCAACCGCTGAGAAGCGTGACCTGTCAGCAGAAGAAACACAGACATACGAGAAGATCAGCAAAGAACTTGAAGATCGTCAAGCAACAATCGAGAAGCTCCGCGCCGATGAGGCTCGTGAACTTCGTCTTGAAGCAGCAACACGCGAGATCGCAGACCAGGTTCGTCCTGTCGCTGACGCTCCACGCAGTGTCCGCACAGATGCAGAAGTCATTCGCTCAATGGCGAAGGGCGAACTTCGTTCGCACTCGTTTGAAAAGCGTGACGTTGTAAAGACATCAGCAGGCGCACCAGTACCGACATCTTTCTACGATCAGGTCATCATGCTTGCTCGTCACGTTGGTCCGATGCTTTCAACTTCAACGATCTTGAACACAGCGTCAGGTGAGAACCTTCAGATTCCATCACTTGCTCAATACTCGACAGCGGCAATCGTTGGCGAAGGCACAGCAATCTCAGAATCCGATCCGATCTTCAACTCGTTCATCACATTGGGCGCGTTCAAGTTCTCATTCCTTGTACAGCTCTCAACAGAGTTGATCGAAGACAGCGGTGTCGACATCTTGTCATTCTTGGCAAGCCAAGTCGGTAACGAACTCGGATTCCGTGTCAACGCATCGTTGACAACTGGATCAGGATCAGCACAACCGAAAGGTATCGTCGTTGCATCATCTCTTGGTGTAACTGGCGCAACCGCAACTTCGGGTGCGTTCACGGCAGACAACTTGATTGACTTGGTCTACTCGGTAGACACAGCCGGTCGTCGTCTTCCAGGTTCGGGCTTCCAGATGAACTCGGCATCAATCGGCAAAATGCGCAAACTGAAGGACACAGCAGGCAACTTCGTCTTCCAACCTTCACTCAGTGCAGATGCAAATGACTTGCTTCTTGGATACCCAGTATTTGAGAACCCAGGCATGGCCGACACAGCAACATCAGCGAAGTCGGTAATCTTCGGACACCTTCCTTCGTACTATGTTCGCCAAGTTGGCGGAATCAAATTGGATCGAAGCGATGACTTCGCATTCAGTGCTGGTCTTGTCACCTTCCGCGCCACAATGCGTGTTGACGGTAACTTGCCACAAACATCACATGTTAAACACTTCATCGGTGGAGCATCCTGATAATCAGGAAGCAATACTGATAACAAGACATGACAGTCCGCAAGGACTGTGACTAGGATTAAGTCCACGGCCATTTCGTGCAGGGTTGGCCGTGGACTTTCTCTATATCTGCACTATTCTTAGGAGGATCATGTGGCAAACCGTAATCGTGAAGGGCGTCCCAGTGGAGATGCCAGGAGCCTTGGCGGAGCGTTTGCTCCGAGCGGGCGTAGCGCACTTGTTGGAAGTGTCCGACCTACCAATCCCGACCGACTCAGAATCGTCTGGTATTCCAACGCACCTTGGGCTGCCACAGGATACGGACAGCAAACCGCGCAAGTCATCCAAAGGCTCGCGAAAGAAGACCACCAAGTAGCAGTCCACGCGATGTACGGCCTTGCAGGCGCGGCATCAAATTGGAACGGATTCAAAATCTATCCACAAGGATTGGCTGCATACTCCGACGATGTAGTTGTCGCGCACACAATGGAATGGGCGAACCAAGATCCATCGACTCCGACACTGCTCATCACACTCTTTGACACTTGGGTGTTGAAGTCTGACTCGTTGAAAACTTTGAAGAACATTGCGTCATGGGTTCCGATTGATCATCAGCCGATGCCACCAGATGTGTTGGCTTGGTGTGCGCGTGAGAACGTGCGACCGATCGCAATGTCAAAGTTTGGTTCACGAATGTTGGAGACAGCAGGTGTTGAACACTTGTATGTTCCACACGCAATCGAGCCGGTATTCAAGCCGACCGAGTCGGTGACGTTGGCGAGCGGTCAGAAGATGACTGGTCGAGAGTTCATGGGTTGGGAAGAAGACCGATTCGTTGTGTCGATGGTCGCGACCAACAAAGGTTCGCAACCTGCGCGGAAGGCTTGGGCTGAGAACATTCTTGCGTTCTCAATCTTCGCCAAGGATCATCCTGATGCTGTGCTGTATCTGTACACGGAACCTGATGGTGCGATGTCTGGGATTAGTTTGCCAACATTGTTGGATGCGGTCGGTGTATCGAAAGACAAGTACAAGGTTGTCGATCAGTATGCGTACCGTCATTCGTTGCCACAGAATGTGATGGCTGCGATGTACACGGCGTCCGATGTTCTGTTGGCTTGCTCGATGGGTGAAGGCTTCGGCATTCCTGTCATTGAAGCGCAGGCTTGCGGGACTCGGGTGATCGTAAGCAACTTCACAGCACAACCTGAACTGGTTGGTGAAGGCTGGACGGTCGAGGGTCAGCCGTGGTGGGATGCGGCACAGAAGTCATGGTTCTTCACACCGAATGTGCCTGACATCGTGAACGCTCTCAAAGCGGCCTATGACGCGCCTAGGAGCCGTTCTCAGGACGCGATCACCCATGCCCTAGGGTACGGAGCCGATCAAGTATTTGAACAGTATTGGAAGCCAACAATGAAGGAGTTGTCCGCATGGTGCCGGTCATAGTCATCCCTGTCCTCAACCGATACGACCTGCTTGAAAGGTGCATCAAGTCAATCGACTACCCAGTGGAGAATCTGATCATCATCGACAACGGCGGTCGGATCGCCAAAGACTGTTTGGTTCTGCCACGCAGCACAAAGATTCAGAACCGATACATCATGGACATGCCAACGAACCTCGGTGTGGCAACATCGTGGAATCTTGGAATCAAGATGACACCGTTCGCAACAGGTTGGATTCTGCTCAACTCGGATGCGCACTTCGGTCACGGACATCTAGAGAAGTTATACAAAGAGTCAGACATAGATGAGATACGTCTAGCGGGTGAACCTGGTTGGTGTTGTGCTTGGATCGGATCCGAAGTTGTCAAAGATGTTGGACTGTTCTGCGAAGCATTCCATCCTGCATACTTCGAAGACAACGACTATGAGCGTCGTGCAACACGGTTGCACAAGAAGATTGTCAAGTCTGATGCGCTGGTCTATCACGACAACTCGTCCACGCTGCTATCAGATCCGTCGCTGTTTGACAAGAATCGTGAGAGCTTCCGAGCGAACATGGAGTTGTTCAAACTTCGCAACGCACGACTTGATGCAGGGCAGTGGGATCTGCAACGCCGAATCAATCTCAGTTGGGACTGATGAGAATCTTTGATTGCATTCTGTTCAACCAAGAACACGACATGCTCGAATGCCGGCTCACCGACATCGGTGATGTCATAGACAAGATCATCGTTGTCGAGTCGGCAACAACCTTCATGGGTCAACCCAAAGCACATGGCATTGACCTTGACAGGTTCTACAAATGGCGCGACAAAATCCACTACGAGATCTATGAACCAGATACTTCGCTTCGCAGTTGGGCTGCTGAAGCGGAGCAACGCAACCATCTCTTCACCGTGTTGCGACAGTTCGCGCCAGAAGCCGGAGACATTGTGACGGTCGCGGACTGTGACGAGATCTGGTCGCCGAAAGACATAGACACTTTGAAAACTGGTTGGCATGGTTACATGATGAAGCGTCTTGTGATGTCGGCGTATTGGCGTCTATCTGATGAACACACAATGGTTGCGGGTCCGTGGGGTAGTCGAACTGGTGATGCGCAAACTATGAGATCGTTGCGTCATCAGTTGCATCAGATTCATTCGGGTTGGCATGTGTCGTGGATGGGTGGACCGCAATGGGCTGCTGACAAGATGCGGTCGTTCTCTCACCAAGAACTCATGGTCGAGAACCCTGATGTGTTCATGGCCGAGAACTATCGGGTCGGTCGTTCTATTCGTGGCGAAGATCTTTGGGAAGTTGACATTGACGATTCGTATCCTGCTTACATTCGTGAGATGCGCGCACCTCATTCGTGGTATCGCAAACGATGATCACTGTTGTCGGATTCGTGTGGGGTACTGCGTACAAGAGTGAGGTTCAAGGTTGGTGGGATTCGGTGCAGGCGTTAGATCCACCGGCTGATGATGTGGTGGTTGCTTATCATCCTGATGATGATTGTGGTGCGCTTGACTTGCCGTGTCGACTTGTTGAGTGTCGGACTCGAACCTGTGATGCGATGATCAATGCCGCGGTCGCCACGGTCGGTGAAGGTTGGGTTGCTCCGCTTGCGATGGATGACAGGTTCTATCCTGATGCGTTTGGTTGTCTGCCAGAAGGCGACTTTGATGTCGTTGCAAACACTTTGAAGTTCATGTCGCATGGTGGGGTGAATCCTTCCGCGCCTGAGATGTTTGCAACTGCACCGATGCGCAATCATGTGATGGGTACGTCTTGGTTCACGAAAGATATTTGGACTCGGACTGGTGGCTACCCTTCGGTCTATTGGTCGGACTGGGCGTTCTGGTGGAAGTGTCATGTGCATGGTGCAAGATGGTTCAAGCCGACAGGTGTTCAAGTGTTGGTGAACGATATTCGACCGAACCGTATCTCATCGGATACGAATGTTGAAGCCGACATTGAGATGCACAAGTTCATTGCCGAGTACACTCGTTCGGACCGTGAAGTAAGATAGGAAGACCATGGCAATCGTCAACGGATATGCGACACGCAACCAGATCAAGGCTGCTCTTCGAATCGGCACAGCCGACACTCAGGACGACGACCTGATTGACAACTGTGCCGGTGCGGCGTCACGGTTGATTGACGGTTATGCAAACCGACAGTTCTGGCAATACGGATCTGCGACGACGAGAGTGTTCACCGCAGCCGATTCATTCGTGTGTGAGATTGACGACATCGCCGGGACTGCACTCATACTCAAAACACAAACAAACGCGGACGGCAACTTCGATGTCACGTTCACACCAACCGACTACCAACTAGAACCAGTCAACGGAATCTTGGACGGACTCACCGTACCGTTCACACGCATTCGCGCAGTCGGCGACTTCTTGTTCCCAACCTTGAACGCAAACTTCGGACTTGAAGCATTGGTGCAACTCACCGCCGTTTACGGTTGGCCATCGGTGCCTGAGCCGATCACACAAGCTGTGATCATCCAGGCGTCAAGAATCTTCAAGCGTTACGATTCACCGCTCGGCGTTGCCGGCTTCGGAGACTTGGGTGCGATACGAGTGACACGCGCACTCGACCCAGACGTCGCACAACTTGTCGAGCCATATCGCCGAATGCGAATGTTCGCATGACCGCAACAGTCACCGAACTCAAAACAGGACTCCAGACACGTCTTGCCACGATCCCGAATCTTCGCGCATTCGCACAGCAACCCGATCAGGTCAACCCGTCGCTCGGCGGTATTGCATTCCCGACATTGGAATCAATCACCTACCACGGCGCGATGCGCGCAGGTCTAGTCACACATGTGTTCACGGTCAGTGTGATTGTGGGTCGTGCTGCGGAACGGTCAACACAAAACCTGATGGACACCTACCTGTCGTTTGACAGCGGTATTCGTGCAGCGATAGAAGGCGATACAACTCTTGGCGGATACGCCAGAACACTGATCGTCGAAGAAGCATCCAACATCTCAACCGTTGACGCAAACGATACGACCTATCTGACGGTTGACTTTCGTGTCGTCGTGTATGCTTAGCCCATGGCAAAATATCAGGTAGTCGAAGGCTTCACCGTTCTAGATAAACAATATCCAGCCACTATTGATGGCGACGAAGTTGACCATCTAGACTCTCTACTGGCATCGGGTCGAATTGTTCTGGTGGCAGATAAATCAACTTCCAAGGCCGACAAGGCAGGAGATAAATAATCATGGCAAAGTTAGTTCTCACAAACTCAACAGTCTCGCTCAACGCAACCGATATAAGTTCAAGCGTGGCAGCAATTACAATCTCGACTTCAGCAGCAGAGGTGCCAACAACTAACTTCGGATCTGGTGGTGCAGTAACTCGCGTCGCAGGATTGATCGACAATTCTGTAACACTCTCAATGCACAACGACTACAACGCGATTGATGGATTGATCTTCCCATTGATCGGTTCAACTGCCGTCACAATGGTTATCAAAGCAAGCACCGCCGCAGTATCAACCGCAAACCCGTCCTACACGTTCTCGGTTCTTTGCACCGAATGGACACCAGTCAACGGTGCTGTGGGTGAATTGAACACAGCCGATGTCACTTGGCCAATCAGCGGAACGATCACAAAAGCAGTTGCATAGTTCTTAATAAAACAATCAGGAGGTAAGAATGAAGATCAACCTAGAAGTCACGACGCTTGACAACGTCACCGTGAAAGCGACCGCACAGTTCGCCGACTTCATCGCATTTGAAACAGAGAAGAATCGTTCCGTTGCAAACTTCCAAACAGAACTGAAGTTGACCGACCTTGCCTGGTTGGCTTGGCATTCGCAGAAGCGAACGAAGAAGACCGCAATGAAGTTTGAAGAATGGATTGAAACAGTTGAGAGCGTGGAGGTTGGAACCGACTCTGCGGTGATCGTCCCTTTGGAGAATCCTCAGCCCACTGGCTGATCGCATACTTAGCGGTCGAGACTCACATCGCTCCGTCTTTACTTCTGCAAGAGTCACCTAGAATGCTGTACACGATGCTCGGCTATCTGCGCTGGAAGAGTGTCAAGATGAACCCGAACCAAAGGATTCAATGATGGCTCCTAAGTATTTTTCAGCATTCCCTAACTTGCCAAGCGATTCGGGCGCGACGATAGGCAGTGCTGGTACTGCAGCAGTCCTTGCGAACACAGTTCAAGTCAAAGATCTTATGGAGACTTTGCGCAAGTTTGATCGAGCCAGTTTGGAGTTCAGCAAAGAGATGCGCAAAGTCGCATACACAATCGCAAAAGATCTGTCAACCGAAGTGAGAATCACCGCAGGTACTGTCAGTCGAGCAAGCCAAGCGATACAGGTTGCTAAAGGGTTGCGAGCTTCTAATGACCGTATCCCGACCATCAAGTTGCGTGGCAATGAATCGTTTGTCTCCAAGTCTCGTCCGAATAGTAAACGTAAAACGAAGGTCACTCGAAGCGATGTGTTCTTTGGTGCCGAGTTCGGCGGCGGCACCAGACCAAAGACCCAGCAGTTCCTTCGACATCGTGGTCAGTCTGGATACTTCTTCTGGCCGACCGTCCGCAAGCGTAAGAATCAGATCGCCAAAGAATACCTAGACGGCATAGACAAAGTGGTCAAACAACTAGGTCTTTGATACTTGCAATCCGCTGAGGATTCGCTATCCTGATAGTTGGAGGTTCTGCACAATGTTTGAAGTCGTCGGGTTCCCATCGGTCAAGTCCGTCTACCCAAAGACCATCGCATCATCTTGGATGGAGTTCGCCACAATCCTCGGCAACCATCAAGAACGTGAACAGAAGTCTGATGGCAAGTTATATTCACCAGTCACCTATCGCGAACACACGACCCGTGGCAACGCGAACGTGTCGCACATCTGGGCGTTGGTCGCCGACCTTGACGGTGAAGCATTTGAGAATGCTGATCTCGGATCGTATATACACTTCGCATATACAACCTGGTCGCATCGTGAAGACAATCCACACTGGCACGTTGTCATCCCGTTTGAGCAGGCTGTGCCGGTACAGAACTGGGAAGAAGTTTGGTACGAGACACATGAGCGTCTTCGTCTCAAAGGCGACCCAGCAACCAAAGACCCTGCCCGTATTTTCTATCTGCCACAGCACGAAGCAGGTCAACCATTCCGCATACATCATTCAGGTTGGCGATTCCTTGACCCGACGATCACCGACATCGCTGCACCGACACGCACATTTTCTACACCAAACATTCGCACTACTCGTCAACCTCGTCGCGGTAATCCGATGCGATGTGTTCTTGATCCGAAGTGGTGGTCTGCTCCGATTGATATGTCGCAGTATGACGGGATGACACAACAAGAGATTCACAAAGACATGCAACGCGAGTGGGCGGAACTGCGTAAACGGATGGCTGCTAACTGAGTAGAATTGCGTTCACCATGGCAGGTGAGCGCGTCTTCAAAGTTCAGATTCTCGGCAACGCCGACGGTGCTATTGCGGCGTTCAAGAAACTTGCACGCGAAGGACAAGAATCATTTGAGAGGGTTCAGTCAATCGGCTCGAAGTTGGGTGCCGCATTCGACTTCGTGAAGAAGGGTGCGTTCATTGCGGTCGGTGCATTGACCGCGGTCGCAGGTGCAGCGACAGCAGCAGTATTCGCAGCAGCTAAAGATCAAGAATCACAAAAACTTCTTGAAGCACAGTTGATCCGTTCGGCAGGTGCAACTGCTGCAATGGTGTCAGAGACTGAAGCGTTCATTGAAGCAGCGATGATGGCGACCGGTATCGCCGATGATGACTTGCGTCCTGCGTTCGGGAATCTAGTACGAGCAACAGGTGATCTAGAAAAATCTCAGCGTCTGTTCAACCTTGCGTTAGACATCAGCGCCGCTACTTCTCGCGACCTCGAGTCTGTGACACTAGGTCTCGGCCGTGCGGCGACAGGGCAGATAGGCGCACTCACTCGACTCGGCATTCCGTTGGATGAAGGCGCTAAGAAGTCAAAAGACTTCGGTGCAATTCTCAAACAACTTGAAGGTCAGTTTGGTGGTGCAGCCGCAACCGCAGCCGACACATTCTCTGGCCGTGTAAAAATTCTCAAAACATCGCTCGGCGAAGTAGTTGAGTCAATCGGCTACCTACTTCTTCCCGCTGCCGAAAAGTTGATTGCGATATTCCAAACCCGTCTCGTTCCAGCGTTGAAGGCTGCGGTTGACGGGTTCAAAGAAAAGGGCATGACTGGTGCAATCAAATACTTCTTGGCTGCGCTTGGACCAGTCGGTGTCGGAATCATTAACACATTCGAATCAATCACGCTGGCAGTGTTCTCGTTGGGTGGGCAGGTTGGCAAACTCGCTGCAGTTCTCGCCTTGGCATCTGCTCCGCTTATCGGAATCAAAGGAGCGTTTGATCTATACAACAAAATTCTCAGTGTCAGCGATGAAAAAACAGCCAAAGCAACATTCAAATTCGATCAACTTCGTGCAGGCGTATACCAAGCAGGACAGTCATTGAATCTTGCCGGCAATAAGTTGTCAGGATTCATTGATCAGACCGACAAGATCGGCAACAAGGTTCTGCCCAAAGCCAAAGAAGCAACAGAAGACTGGGATGACTCTTTGGATGGTGTGAAAGACACTGCTGGTGCTGTAGCCAAAACGATTGATCAGACTAAACAGAATCTTGAGAAGTACACGTCAGCGTTGAAGTCATCAACATCTGCACAGAAGTCTTTGACTAGCGCGCAGAAGGGAACACGCGAGGCACAACTTGGAGTCTTCGAAGCAAACAAGGATCTTCTGACCGCGCAAGAAAACCTTGACCAAGCGACAAGAGGATTCGGTGCTGACTCGCCACAGGCTAAGGCTGCTCAACGTGAGTTGGCTAAGGCGCAACGCAATGTGGCGAATGCTGGGTTTGCTGTTGAAGAATCTCTGTTCGCTGTTAAGGACGCAGAGAAGGCTCTTGCCGAACTTCGCAAAGATCCAGAAGCAAGTGCGCAGGCGATTCGTGAAGCCGAGATCAATCTTGCCCAAGCAAAGTTGTCTGTTGCAGATGCAACTGACGCAGAGTTTGAAGCAACGAACGGCTTGAAGGATGCACAACTGGTATTGAACGAAGCGGTCAGTGGTGCTATCAGTGGATCTGAAACCTATAAGAAGTTTTTAGATCTTGTCAACGATGCAAAGGACGCACAAATCACAGCATCGGAACGTCTGTTTGATGCAACGGAGCGTGAGACTGAAGCATTCGAAGCACTAGCCGAAGCGATCAAGAAGGTCGCTGACGCTGCTGCTTTGATACCTGGTGGAGCAGTAATGCCGACCTTGCCTGGTGTAGTAACACCAACACCAACTTCAACGGTGCCATCAGATATTCGTGGTGGTACAGGTGCAAACATTGTGATCAACACAGGTATCGGGACGAACGGTGTTGAGGCTGCGCGTCAGATGGTTGAATTGTTGCAACAGTACAGCCGTATCGGCGGGAACAACTTCTTAGACTTTGCGGTCTCGTAACCATGCCGAAGACTTTGAAGTGGGGTCAACCGTATTCGGTTCTGTTAGATGTGGGTGCGGTCGCTGACGCATTCACACTTGACTCATCAACGCTTGACGGTGTCGACACACTTGACGGCTCAACAGACTTCGTGGACGCAACCGAATATGTGTTGTCTGTAGCAATCCAACGTGGCCGTGGTTCACAAGTTGAGCAATTCAATCCTGGTACTTGTCGCATCCTTGCCGACGACCGCGCATCAGGCAGACTCTTTGACCCAGCGAACACCGCATCAACCTATTATGAAGGGAACTTTGATCTGGCACCAAGACGCGCCATCAAAGTTCTTGCCGGCACAGCCGAGCTGTTCGTCGGAGCAATCACCGACCTAGACATCACCTACCAGATGCCTGACCTGTCGTTTGCTTCTATCACAGCAGCGGACGGACTGTACGAGTTGAGTCGTACAAGTCTCGCCGCGTTTGACCCGTCATCAGAACTTACGTCTGCGCGTGTGTCCACAATCTTGAACCGACCAGAAGTCAACTACTCAACCGCACTACGAAGCATCGAGACAGGACTCGCAACATGTGGCACCGTCGCCTATGCCGCGAACGTGAACACTTTGTCAGCGTTGCAGGCTGTCGCGATCGCTGAGGATGGCAGGCTCTTTGCAAACCGTCGCAACGAAATTGTGTTTGATCAGCGTGTGGACTTCACGTTCTCTACCGCTATCGCAGGGTTCGGTGGGACAGCAGTCAACCAGATTCCGTTGCTTGACATCGGTGTCGCGTATGGTCAAGAAACTTTGTTCAACCGTGTGCAGATAGATGTTGATGGTGGCACCGCAGCACAAGTCGCAGCCGACGCAGCGAGTCAAACTCAATACGGTGTGCAGACGTTGTCGTTCTCGAATGTGCCGTTGAATACTTTGGCTGCTGGTTCGGCGTTGGCCCAGAACATTCTTGACAAATACAAAGAACCAAAGATCCGATTCGACCAGATCTCAACGAGCATGAATGCTTGCGGGACGGCCTTGTTCGCGACCGTGTTGGCATTAGACGTGGGTGACGTAGTCGAAATTACTAAGCGATACACCCAAGGGTTGCCACTGTCACGCATCGACACTTGCTTCATCGAGTCCGTCACCCACGACATCACACCCACCGATCATCGGATAAGATTCGGACTAGGACAGGCACAAGTCATCTTGCCATTCCTGCTCGACACATCAGAATTAGATGACACAACTTATGGACTAGGCTAGGAGAACTATGGCAACACCATTCCCATTCCAGGCTGCAGCAGTCTTGACTGCGGCACAGATGAACGCAGTCACCACACTGCCAATCTCAACCAAGACGGCCTCATACACTGCGGTCGTCGGTGATGTCGGTTCACGCATCGTCATGAACGTCGCATCAGCGAACACGGTCACGATCAACAACTCGATCTTCGCAGAAGGCGACACAATCTTCATCTCAAATAAAGGAGCTGGCACGACGACTATCACTGCCGGTGCAGGCGTAACAATCAACACAAGTGGTTCACTAGCTTTAGCGACGTCAGCGGGAGGGACTTTAGTTGCACTGTCGGCGTCAACCTTCGGTTTTTTTAGCGGTGGTGGAGTACAACCTTTTACATATCATGTTTTTACTTCGTCAGGTAATTTAGTTGTTTCTTCAGGTGGAGAAGTTCAGGTTTGTCTTATTGGCGCAGGTGGTGGCGGTGGTTTTGACCGTGCTGGTGGCGGCGGTGCAGGCGGAGTTGTGCCGTTTATAAAACAAACTTTGACGGCTGCAACGTTTGCGATAACTATTGGCGCGGCGGGTGCGGGTGCTGGCGCAACAGTTGGTGGCGATGGCGGTATCTCTGGATTTGCTGGCGTGCAAAATTTTTTAGCAGGTGGCGGTGGCGGTGGCTCAGGAACAAGCGCACGCACAGGGCGAACAGGTGGCTCAGGGTCGGGCGGTTCGGATACAGGTCTTGGCGGTTCGGCTACTGGCACTATTGGCAATGTTGGCGGAAATGGTTTCGGTTCTAGCGGTGCAGCGGGTGCGGGTGGTGGAGGCGGTGCAACAGCCGTAGGCGCAAACGGAACAACACTTGGCGGTGGCATTGGCGGTCAAGGCATAGCCCTAAACGTTTTAGACACAAATTTAACGGCAGCAAACTTTCCAATAACTTTGACAGGAATGACAGTTGTTTCGTCAGGTGGCGGTGGCGGTTCGCTTAGCGGCACAAATGCAGCGGGTGGAACGGGCGCAGGTCAAGGCTCAGGCTCAAGCGCAGTTGTCGGTGGCACAGCCACGTCATACGGCTCAGGCGGCGGCGGCGGCGGCACTACACCTTCGTTTACATTTTCTAACGGTGGCGCGGGATTCAAAGGTATCGTAATTATTAAATACGCAACCGCTAAAGTAACGGCGTCGGGCGGCCAAGAAACTATTACTACGTTGGTATCTCAATGAAAACTTTTGCAGAGTTAAATCAAAACAATTTAGTTATAAACATTATTGTTGCTGACGCAGAATTTGTGGCAACACAAACCAACAAAACTTATGTTGAATACGACGAAACAAACCCAGCAAACATCGGCGACACCTATGACCCTGACGCTGATGTGTTTGTAGCACCGCAGCCGTACCCTTCATGGACTCTTGACAGCAACCACGACTGGCAACCACCAACACCTATGCCTTTCACTGGTGGACCGTATATGTGGAGTGAAGAAGAACTTGTGTGGGTCGCCGTCTAACTAGGTGGCTGATTCCGCTACCAGCAATCCTGTTCTCGATCTGGCCGACCACGGTTCGAGCCGAACCGGTACCTGAGTTGAATACGACTTACTACTCGATTGACGAGATCCCGCCAGTCCAGTCAACATCTGAATATCCTGTCTGCGGATCAGAGGTTGAGAACAATATCAATCGCAGTTATGACGGTGAACCGTACGAGAACTGCACAGGCGATCTGTTCATGGTTCACATGACCGGCTTCATCACGATCCCAATTCACGACACGATTGAGTTCATGTTGGCTCACGATGACGGCGGTGAGATAACTATTGGTGGCAACACATTCGGTGGCTGGTGGGATCAGGGTTGTTCCTGGAGTGTGTCAGATCAACTCAATCTTGACGCTGGGAGTGTGCCGCTTGAATTGTGGATGTACGAGAACGGTGGCGCATCCTGCATACTTCTCGCTTGGAACATCGACAATGCAGGTTGGGAGATGGTTCCAGACTCCGCGTTTACAACTCAGGCTGGTTCAACAACCACGACCACAACCACAACATCGACAAGCACCACCAGCACGACACTTCAAGAATCCACAACAACTTCTTCCACGACAACTTCCACAACTTCATCTACATCAACCCTTCCACCAGAAACGACCACAACGACTTCGACAACTCTTGCACCAACAACCACGCAAACGACAACAACAACGTTAACGACGACCATCCCAGTTCAAACAACGACCACAACTTCTGCACCTTACACTCCTCCTCAGACGACTACGACTAGCGAACCAGTCGTCGTATTAGTTCCTGATACCACGACCACAACTGTCGCACCTGAACCCGAATCCACAACATCCACCACGATTGAAGAAACATCTACAACCGTTCTTCCCGAGCCTGATCCGACTGTTCCTGAATCCGTTCCAACTCTGCCCGCCGAAACAACCACGCCAACATCACAGCCGTTGCAAGAACCAGATACCCAAGAAACATTGCCACCAGAAGAAGAGAGTTCATCGACCACAACGCTACCTGACATCAAGTCTGAGGTGTTCACCGAAGAAGAACTGGATGAGTTTGTAGAGACACTTGACATCGTTGAAGATAAACCGATCACCGACGAGAAGGTTGAACAGATTCTTGAAGTGTTGGCTGATGCGGCACCGGCACAGATTGTTGCAGCGATCGAGCAGATCTTGACCACGACAATCACATCCGACCAAGCGGTCAGCATCGCGTCAACTCCTGAAGTGTTGGCTGCGGTAACACAAGACCAAGCCGAAGCAATCTTTGAAGAGATCATCGTAGAAGAACTCACAACCGAACAAGCCGACGAACTCGTTGAAGTCCTAAACGAAGCACCAACAAAAGTGAAGGAGGCGTTCCAAGAAACAGTCAACGTGTTCGCGGGTGTCTTCGATTCATTCCAGATGGTCGGCCAGACAATACCTGTCGGCGAACGTAGAACTCTGATCGCCGTATCCAATACACTTGTGGCGGTCGGAGCAAGCCTGCGCAGAAGGACAACTAGTGTTCGCCAAACTACGCAATGAACTGTTCGCCCTCGGATTCACGCTGGGTGCATCAGCGATCACCATCATGACCCTCTCAGGATCAGTTCAGACATGGGCATTGATATTCACGTTCCTGTCCCTCGCACTACACTTGGCAGGAGTATTGACCAAAGGAGAAGAAGATGGATCAGGACATGAAGATTAAACCAAACGCAACTGCTGCAAGATTCTTTGACCTCGGCCAAAGATTGTTCAGTTTGTTCCTCTCGACAGCACTCCCAGCAATCACCACAGGCGCAGTCATCGGTGTGTCTGTCGCAAAGTCGGCGATCATGGCTGGAGCGATGTCGGTCATCGCAGTTGTGCAGAAGCTCGCAGCCGCATCGGTTGACGGTGCGCTAACAGCAGACGAGATCAAAGATGCGTTCGGATCGAGCAACGGTAAGAAGAAGAAGTGAACGCAAAGAACTGGCCGATAGTCAAGGTCACTTTGCCGGCAGATCTCAAAGGCGTCAAGCCTGGTGAGGTGCCTGCGCATCTGCTCCGCGACGTCCAACCATACGGCAAACTTCACTGGCGAGCAGCCGACGCATATCATGCGATGCGCGACAAAGCATTCGCTGACGGAATCAAACCATTCAAACCCGTGTCCGAAGGCGACACATATCGGTCACTCGCATTCCAAACAACAATCTTCTTGCAGCGATACCAGAAGTCACCGCTCGAAGGCGCATCAACACGAACTTGGGAAGGTGTGAAGTGGTACAAGAAGTCGCCGACCATGGCATCGCTCGCAGCACCTGGCACATCTCAACACAACCTTGGCATCGCAGTCGACATCTGGTCGGCGTCAGGTCCACGCTTCGAATGGATGCTGAAGAATGTCCTTGACTTCGGATTTAGTTTCGAAGTGGTTCCCGAGGAACCCTGGCATTTGCGCTATACAGCCGGTGACAACGTCCCACCAGCTGTTCAAGCATGGCTTGACCGCAAGAAGGTCGTGTGACATGGACGCTGGACTCGCTGTTGTCTTCGCCGCAGTAGTTGCAGCACTCGGCGGAATCGTCGTCGCCATCATCCAAATGCGCAACCTCGCCGAAGAGAACCGAACCGATCACGCAATGGTTCAAAAGCGACTCGACACCGTGATTGACATGGTCGGCAAAACATCTGCGAAACTCACCAGCCATCTTGACTGGCATGTCAACACATCAACCAAGGAGCCACGCAAAGACCTAAAGGTCAAGCAGGTTGCGACACGCAAGAAGAAGTGACCGCCGTACTTGTCATCTGGCATGACGCGCACAGCGGATCCGAATCATGGATACCAATCACCAGCCTCGACACCGAACCAGCGGTCGTCAACACAGTCGGCTTCTTGCTCTCCACATCTGACGGAGGCAAACCTGACCACGTCACCGTCTACCAATCACGCAACGAAGACGCCATTGACCACGTTCTGCACATCCCAGTCAAGATGGTTGTCAGCATCAAAGTGTTGATGGATCTAGAAATAAATACTCCAGACCGCTAGATATAGCGTTAATCTCAGCCCATCGGCTAAGGTTGGCAGGTGCGCTCCCCACTAGGGTTGATGTGGCACCGCAACCAGTCACCTCCTTCTGGTTGCGTTATCCCTGCACTTACGAAAGGACCACGATGCGCATACTCTCCGCAATCATGGCAACAGTCGC